AGACACTCTTTCCCTACACGACGCTCTTCCGATCTGTGCAGCTGTGGGTGGACTATCTGCGCATGGCGCGCGAGCTGGGCTATGACCTGACGGAGGCGACGGTGGCCATGCCGAAAGATCTGCGGGAGCGGCACGACGCGGCGGCTGAGCTGCTGGAGATCCGGAAGGACCAGGCCGCAACCGAGGCCTATGCGAAGCGGTACAAGAAGCTGTGCCGGAAATATGAGTTTACCATGAGCGGCTTGCGCATCGTGGTGCCGAAGAGCGGCAGCGAGATCGTGCGCGAGGGCAAGACGCTGCACCACTGTGTGGGCGGCTACGCCGCGCGGCACATGAACGGGAAGACGACGATCCTGTTCCTGCGGCACGAGAAGCGACCGGAGCGGCCGTGGATGACGATCGAGCTGACGGGGAAGGACACGATCCGCCAGATCCACGGGTACAGGAACGAGGGCTATAACCATGCGCAGGACCCGGAGGAGCGGTACGCATGGTTCCTGGATGCGTGGCTCGGCTGGGTGCACGCAGGCAGCCGCCGCGACAAGCAGAAGCAGCCAATACTGGAAGCAAAGGAGAAAACGGCATGAATGAACTGACAAGGACGCCGGAGACCGTGGGCGCAGAGATCCGCGGCCTGACGGCCCAGGCAAAGCAGATGACGCTGTGGTTCGGCATCGAGATCGGCCGGCGCCTGTGTGAGGTGAAGGAGATGATCGGCCACGGGGAATGGCTGCCGTACCTGAAGGCGCAGACGGAGTTCAGCCAGAGCACGGCATCGCGCTTTATGACGCTGTACCGCGAATACGGGGCGCAGCAGCAGACCCTTTTCGGGGCGGAATCAAATTACCCAACGTTGAATAATTTGAGTATTTCCAATGCTTTGCGGCTGCTCGCACTGCCGGAAAACGAGCGGGAGAGCTTCGCCGAGGAGCACGATGTGGAGCACATGTCGGCGCGGGAACTGGACGAGCTGATCCAGGCGAAGAAGGCGGCAGAGGATGAGCGGGATCTGTACGAGCAAAAGCTGGCAGAACAGATGGGCGCGGCGGAGCGGCTGAAAAAGGACGCCGAGACGGCAGCGCAGGAGGCAGAGGCGCGCCGACGGGCGCTGGAGGAAACGCAGGCGCAGATCCGGGCGCTGCAGGAGAACATCCGCACACTGGAGAGCCGGCCGGTTGAGGTGGCCGTGCAGGTGGACGAGGGCGCTGTGGCCAAGGCGCGCGAGGAAGAAAAGGCGGCTGTGCAGAAAGAGCTCGAGCGGCTGGAGAAGAAGCTGCAGAAGGCGGAGAAGGCACGCGAACAGGCGGAGGCAACGGCCAAGGCCGCAGAGGACAAGCTGGAGAACGCCGCGGCAGACGTGGCCAAGGAGCGCGACGGCCTGAAGCTGGAGCTGCAGGAGGCGCGCCGGAAGCTGGAGATGAGCGATGTGACGGTGGCGCAGTTCAAGATCGTATTTGATACCGTGCAGGGGAATCTGAACGACATGCTGGCGCTGATCGCAAAGGCCAGCGGCGAGAACCAGACAAAGCTGCGAGCGGCTGCGGAGAAGCTGCTGGAGGCGTTCGGGGAGAAGGTGAAGCGGAATGGCTGAATACATAAACGAGATGGAAGTGCTGCAGAGAGCGCTGGACACCTACGGCTCATCCATGCAGATCGTGGTGATGATGGAGGAAATGAGTGAGCTGCAGAAAGAGCTGTGCAAGTACCTGCGCGGCAAGTGCTCGCAGGCAAGCATCGCCGAGGAGATCGCCGACGTGGAGATCATGCTCGAGCAGATGAAGATGCTGTTTTGCTGCACGGACGCCGTGCGCAACGAGCGCAGACGCAAGGTGGAGCGGCTGAAAGCGAGGCTGGACAATGGAACATGAATACATCGAACGGGAGGCGGCACTTTCATTAGTGCGACCTGATGTGCCAGAGGATGAAAAAGCCGCCGTTACAATCGCAACTGCCAAAAAACTTGTTCGGGACATTGTGCACCGCACACCCACTGCCGACGTTGCGCCGGTGGTGCACTGCAAGGACTGTGCCCATAGGACTGAGATGGGTAATTGCGGGCACCCACGCCACCATGGGATTTTGCCGTCAGCGTATCCATATGATTTTTGTAGCTACGGCGAACGAAACGAGGTGACTTAATTGGACTGGAAGCGGGAGGCGGCTGATGAGCTGCGCAACTACATGAACCGAAAGGCGGCAATTGCAAACATCAGCGATCAGATCGCTGACCTGGCGACAGAGATCACGAGCATCCGCAGCGCCTCGGCGGACGGCAATCCGGTCGCAGGCGGCTCGAATGGCCGGGACGATGCGCTCGTAAACAACATCCTGAAACGTGAGCGGCTGGAAGAGGCGCAGCGCTTGACCGAGAACCGGGTGCGCCGCGTGGATCGTGCCTTGAATCAGCTCTCAGAGCGGGACCGCTGCGTGCTGCAGCGCTTTTATATCACGCCGTGCATCGGCGGCGTCGAGCGGCTGTGCCGGGAATTGGCCATCGAGAAGCCAACAGCATACCGTTGGAAAGACAGCGCGCTGCGGAATTTCACGATTATCATGTATGGCCTCACGGAGAGCTGACGGAAAGATGAGAAAAAAGTGAGACGATTTTTTCGAAAATCTGTGTTAAAGTGATATCGCGGGATTGCGAGAGAGACCAGTCCCGCAAGTCACTTTGTGATATACCTCTCTTCCTTTCTCCTTTGTTGCGGCCGCGCCCGACGGGGCACGTGGATCGAAATATCTCTCATTTGTGAAGCGCCGGCCAAGCTTTTGGGTTCCGGCGCTTTACTGTGCGAATATTGTGGTTGCATATTCTCAAACAAGACGGGCTGGATACTGTGACACAAAAACAGTTTTACAAGACGCAAGCGTGGAAACGCGCGAGACAAGCATACATCGATTACAGGCTCGCGCTTGATGGCGGCATGTGCGAGGTGTGCCACGATGAGCCGGGGGTGATCGTGCATCACACTATCTGGCTGGACGATATCAACTGCAACGATCCGGAAATCAGTCTGAACCCACGGCGCTTTCGGTACGAGTGCCAGACCTGCCACAACAAAGAGCGCGACCCGAGGAAGACAACGCCGGGCCGATGCCTGTACGGCCCAGGTGGCGAGATCATCCGCAACACAAATTACTGACCGAGCGGCTGGACTCCCCCCATCGCGCTGCGAAAAAACGAAGGCAGGGGACCGAGCCGGGGAGTTAAATTTTACTCCGCGCGCTACGCAAGGGGGTGTAGAAATGGCGAAACTGACCAAAAAGACGAGAGTTGACCGCGAAAAGAAGCGGCTGCAGGAGATTTTTAAGGATTTGGAGCCAAACAAGCTCGAAACCTGCCAATCATTGATTGACCGAGCGGCTTTCATTACCGTGAGCCTCCAAGACCTTGAGGTGCAGCTCAACGAAACCGGATGGGTAGAGCACTACCAGAACGGCGCCAATCAGGGCGGCATGAAAAAGGCCGCTGCCGCAGATGTGCACATCAGTCTGACGAAAAATCTGAACGCCATTACGAAGCAGCTGCTCGAGCTGGTGCCGCCGGCGCAGAAAGAGAGCCGCCTGGCGGAGCTGATGAACAAATGACGCCTTACGCAAATTTTATTCAGGAGTACTACCACAAGATGACGACTGGCGAGATCGTTGTCGGGAAGTGGGTGCGGATCCTTTACGAGAAGATCACCGCGGGCCTGCGCGATGGTCTTTTTTATTTCGACGAACGGAAAGCAAATCGTGCAATCGCGTTTATCGAGACGTTCTGCCATCACTGCGAGGGGCGCAACGATTTGATTCATCTGGAGCTGTGGCAAAAGTCGACGGTGTGCTTGATGTTCGGCATCGTGGACGGGGACGGCCTGCGGATCTTCCGAGAGGTGTTTCTGGTCATGGGACGCAAAAACGGCAAGAGCCTGTTCGCCTCCGCCTGTATCGCTTACATGGCTTACCTGGACGGCGAGTATGGCGCGAAGATTTACTGCTTGGCACCCAAGCTGGAGCAGGCGGCCATCGTATACGATAATTTCTTCCGCATGGTGCTTCAGGAGCCGGAACTTGCGCAGCTGGCGCAGAAGCGGCGCTCGGACGTGTATCTCGAGACAACAAACACGAGTATTCGCCCGCTGGCGTTCAATGCCAAGAAGAGCGACGGCTTCAACCCGCATTTGGCGGTGTGTGACGAAATTGCGAGTTGGCCGGCTGAGCAGGGGCTGAAACAGTACGAAGTCATGAAGTCTGCGCTCGGCGCGCGCAAGCAGCCCATGATCCTGAGTATCAGCACGGCCGGATACGTCAACGATGGGCCATATGATGAACTGATGATGCGTGCGACGGCTGTCCTCATGGGCGCCAGCGAGGAGCGTAGGTTGCTGCCGATCCTGTATCTGATCGACGACGTGGAAAAATGGGACGACATCGAGGAGCTGCGCAAGAGTAATCCAAACATGGGCGTCAGTGTCTCCGAGGACTTTTTCAGAGAGGAGATCGCCATCGCGCACAACAGCCTGAGCAAGCGCGCCGAGTTTATGACCAAGTACTGCAACATCAAACAGAGCAGCACGCAGGCATGGCTGCCGTTTGCTGTGGTGGATGCGGTGAGTGGCGGCGAGTACAGTCTGGAGGACTTCCGCAGCACCTATTGCGTCGGCGGTATCGACCTGTCCCAGACCACTGACCTGACGGCCTGCTGCGTGGTAATTGAGCGGGACGGCAAGCTGTACACTTTTGCAAAGTTTTTTATGCCATCGAATAAAATTGATGAGCTGCAGGAGCGGGAGGGCGTGCCTTACCGCATATATGTTTCGGCGGGGCTGGTCCAGCCAAGCGGGGAGAATTTCGTGGACTACAATGACTGCTTTGAGTGGTTCCGTATGCTCGTCGAAGATTATGAGATCCTACCGCTGCAGGTTGGTTATGACCGGTATTCCGCGCAGTATCTCGTGCAGCAGATGGAGCAGTACGGGTTTCACATGGACGATGTATTTCAGGGTGAAAACCTGACGCCGGTCATCCACGAGGTGGACGGTCTACTGCGCGATAAGAAGTTGCTGCTCGGCGCGAATAATCTGCTGAAAGCGCACTTCCTGAACGTGGGCATGAAGCAGAACGAAGAAACACGGAAGATTCGACCGGTCAAGCTTGAACCGCGGACGCACATCGACGGCTTTGTCGCCGTCATGGATGCCTTGACGGTTCGCCAGAAATGGTACGATCAGATTGGCGAGCAGCTCAAGAATTAGAACAGGAGGGAGCCGAATGGGCGCATTTACAAAGCTTTTCGGCAAAGGAAAAGCGGCAAAACAGCTGGGCGGTTATTTTGAAATGCTCGACGGGTATACACCCGTTTTCTCAACATACGACGGCGGGGTTTACGAAATGGAGCTGACACGCTCCTGTATTCATACCTTTGCCAATCACTGCAGCAAGCTGACGCCGGTCGTCAGCGGCGCAAACACGAAAGCGCAGAAGGCGCTCCTGGACGGCAGACCGAATCCATTTATGACATCTGCGCAGTTCGTTTACAAGGTCGCCACGATTTACGATGCGCAGAACACGTGTTTTATCGTCCCTGTGCTCGACGGCTTTGAGAAACTGATTGGCTATTACCCGGTCAATCCGATGCAGGTGGAGATCATCGAGGTATCGGGCGAGCCGTGGCTGCGCTATACATTCCGCAGCGGGCAGAAGGCTGCAATCGAGCTGGCGCGATGTGGTGTGGTCAGCAAATATCTGTACAGCAGTGACATTAAGGGCGAGAACAACGCGGCACTTCGGCCGACGCTGCAGCTGCTGAACGTGCAGAATCAGGGCATTGAAGAAGGCATTCGCAACAGCGCGAGCTTTCGCTTCATGGCTACGGTGAATAACTTCGCCAAGGCAGAAGACCTGAAGAAGGAGCGCAAGAAGTTCGTGGCTGAAAATCTCGGCCCGGACTCCGGCGGATTGGCCCTGTTCCCGAATACCTACACCAATGTGCAGCAGATCAAGTCCCAGCCGGAGATCGTGGATCCGGAGCAGATGCAGATCATCCAGACGCGCGTGCTCAACTACTTCGGCTGCAACGAGGATGTGCTGCAGAATAAGACGGTCGGCGATGCTTGGAGCGCGTACTACGAGGGGAAAATCGAGCCGTTTGCCCTCCAACTGTCGCAGGCTATGACCTGCATGACATTCACGCGGGCAGAGCTTGCGCGTGGGAACTCCATTATGTGGAGTGCAAACCGGCTGCAGTATATGACCAACAGTGACAAGCTGCAGGTCAGCTCGCAGATGTTCGACCGCGGAATCCTCAGCACGAATGATGTGATGGACATTTGGCAACTGCCGCACGTGCCGGACGGGGACAAGCGATATATCCGCAAGGAGTATGCGGAGATCAGCAAATTGGATCAGGCTGTGCAGCCGCAGCCGGTGGAAGGGGAGGACAAAAATGACGCCGGAGAATAAGATTAAATTTAAGGCGAACGCGCAGGCGCGATCGCTTGTGCTGCTGCCGAAAAAGGAAGCCGAGAAGCGTATCGAAACGAACTACTACGTGGAGGGCTATGCCGCACGCTATGAGCCGTATGTGCTCTACTATGACGGCGATGAACCGATCTATGAGCGCTTTGAGCGCGGCTGTTTTGACAACTGCGATATGAGCGATGTCATCATGCAGTTTGACCATGCCGGGCGGGTGTTTGCGCGCAACACAAACGGCAGCCTGATCGTTGAGCCGGACGACGTGGGCTTGTTTATGGCCGCTGACCTCGGCCGCACCGAGGGCGCCCGCGGCCTGTACGCAGACATTGACGCCGAGATGATCACGAAAATGTCTTGGCGCTTCCGCGTCGGTGAGTACTACTGGGACGCCGAGACGCGCACGATCGTGCACCGCACAGTGAAGAAGATCTACGACGTATCTGCGGTCAGCATCCCCGCAAACGACAACACAGAAATCAATGCTCGCAGCTGGGCCGACGGAGTGATCAGCCTGGCAGCCCGGAGTGAGGCAGAGCTTGATGATAGGCGCAGAAGACTGCGCTTGAAAATCAAACTCAATTCACAGGAGGAATTCAACTATGAGACTTGATGAAATCAATGCGCGCCTGGCTGCCATCCAGCAGGAGGCGGAGACGGCCAGCGGCGACGCGCTGACCGCACTGGAAAGCGAGGCCGCCGCCCTGACTGCGGAGCGCCAGCAGATCCTGAATGAAATGCAGGC